AACCCAGTGACAGCAGAGCCCAACGTAAAACTACTGGTGGTGTACGTTGAACTTGTTACCTGTACTCTATCAGCAACTTGAAGAGCCATTTTTTATCCTTGCGTTGGTATCAATGTCCACACTGGTGTCTGGGCATCATTGATATTTTGCCAGTTTGGTGTCTGGCTGTCATTAATTAAAAACCAACCAACCAAAACATTAGAGTCTTTCGCAATCAGGTTTTCTACAATACTTTCAACAAATCCAGCTTGTGTTGATTCGCTGTCAGCCAATCCAGAATTTTCAATCAATGAAAGCAAAAATTGGGCAGATATGGTCTGTGTATTGGCTATCCCTGCATTTTCTGTGATGGTAAACAAAACCACCAAACCAGCCGTGCTAGTATCTGCAGAGTTTAGATTCTCAGCAATGCTTTCCAAAAATGCCGCTGTAATAGCCGCAGAATCCCCAGAACTTATGCCTTCGGTATCTGTTAATACAAACCCTGCTTTAAGGGTTGGAGTATCCGCCAGCGTTGCCCCTTCTGTATCAGAAACGCTAAATTGTGCATTAATGGTTGGGGTATCTGCTGCGCCAAAGTTTTCAGTATCCGTAAACGTGTACTGAGATGAAAGAGTTGCAGAATCCCCGGGCGTTAGGTTTTCGGTATCAGAAACATTGAATTGCGCCAGTATGGACTCTGAATCCCCTATGGTGCTGCTTTCTGTATCAGTAAAGTAGAACCCTGCGCTTGCAGTGGGGGTGTCTGCGCTTGTTAATCCTTCTACAATTCCATCATAGAAAACATCAATTTCAGAATCTGTATTGTTGGAAGTTACCGCTTCTGCAATTGAATAAACATATGCATATGACTGCGTACTACTATCCGCCAGCCCTGAATTCTCTGCAATTGAAAAAGCGTAAGAATTACTACCCGTTGCTGCGAACGGGGATTGAGCAAAGGCGGATAACCCAAACATCTATCAAGATGTGGCGGTCGTACTGTAAGTAACAGATACGGTATCGCCAGCAGTTGTGGTTTTAGCTGTACCAAAATTACCTTCAGAATACAAAACTCCACCAGTTGAACTTTGTGTACTAACAGCTCCAGTTCCTGTTACCAAGAAACAACCGTAAATTGTACCGCCAGAACCAGTGATTGTATAAGTAATTGCCGTAGCAGTACTTGATGTTACGTTAGATGGTGTAGATCCTGTGGATGTAGATGATGCAAATACAGCCGTACCACGCACTGCAGAACCGCCAACCGTGTAAGCTGTAAATTCTTTGCCGCCACCAACCAATGTGGTCATGGTATCTGTTGCAGCAGGTGTCAAGCTGGCATTTGTCAAACCCAAATATGGGCCAACAACTGTGTAAGAGCTGCCTCTAAGAAGAGTATCAAGCATCAATTGCTTACCTACAGCTACTACCAAGTTAGGAAACTTTTCTTCCCATTTAAGATTACCATCTTTGTCTTGGCAAACAACGTGATACCAGCCTTCAATGCCCATGCCTTCTGGCACTTTAGCGTTTGTTTGGAGAGTAGCGACTGCGTAATCTCCGCATCCTTGAGTTTCGTTTGTCATAATGACTCCTTAGTTAGAACTGCGAATTAATGCCGCTGTTGCCGTGTTAGCTGGCATTGTAATGGTGAAATTTAACATTGTCTTGTCTGATCCAAAATCAATGACTGCAATTGATTTATTGCCTTTACTTACGTTATATAACAATGCACAACGTGCGGTGATTTGAGAGTTAGGCCAAACCACATTGTTAAAATTGACGTAAGCTGTGTAATCCTGCGTGGCAATGGTCGCCCCTGTGACTTGTATGCCACCCGCCGTGTATCCTGTTCCTGTTATTTCATTTGTAGGCGTGTAAACAGTGGTTGCTGCGTTTAAATTTGCATACCCGGTGTACAAAGCCATGTACAAAGTATCTGTCAACAGGTTATGCACAGCCTGATAGACTTCAGATTTAAACGATGTGGTCTGCGTTTGTACAATACTCATGATACTTGTACCTTAACCTGACCATCACGGTAAGCATCACCACGTTGTTTACCATCACCCAAGTTCTTAAGAAGAGTGATTGATTCAACATATCTACTCTTATACAAGGCAACCATGTCCTGTTCGCCTTTGATATACGTAATGGCCTCATACAAAGTGCCATTCAAAAGCGCAGAATCAAAGTTGTCGCCTAGCCAAGTCTCTCCACCTGCGTTGGTTATTGCATTGACTGTTGCATAAAATCCTGTGCCAGAACCTATTGCAGAACAAGTCAATTGGTCTCCAACAACAAAATAGCATCCTTTATCCACTAGAGATATTGAAGTTACCACCCCGCCTGAAACAACAATAGTGGCAGAAGCACTGTTCCCAGTACCGCCAGTAAGAGTAGCGTTGTAGTAAGTACCATTTGTATATCCTGATCCACCATTCCCAATGCTGATTGAGCTAATTGCAGCTTGAATAATTGAGTCTGGATAGTAGAAATAATGCAATTCTGCGTTATATGCAGAGTCTGGCGTTGGCCCAACAATGAATGTCAACTCATTCATATTGGTTGAATTAGGGCCAAAGATAGCGTAATACTTAGGCTGTCCTGTTGAATTAGGATTAGGATAAGCTTCCCTTATATAGTTAACATCTTTGTTAATCAAATATTGAAAGTTACCTGTCGTTCCTGTTGCAGGATAAATAGCCAACGAGTAAGTAGAAAGAAAATCAAACGGTGCAGCCAAGTATTGATTACCTGCTGTCAATGTTCCTGTGACGTTCTTTCTTAATTCCTGAATCTGAACGCTGTTGTATATGCGTTGTTCAGTCTGCTCAATCATCCGATTGAGGTCAGCCGTAGGGAAATTGTTTTCTACGTAATCATTTACTGCGGTGACTAGATCACTGTAAAACATTATGCCATCACGCCTCTAGCCATTTTGCCTTTGGTCTGGTTACCTGTTCCACGAACAACGATACCAGTTGTCTTTACCTCATCGTTATGTCCAATTGAAACAGTACCATTTAAAGGTGTCCAATTTTTACGTGTAGGCATTTTGACGGGCAAACCAACATCATCCTCAATGTCAAGCTTTGCGCCTTTCATTGTGTGAGGTTCTGCGTAAACTTCTGCTGGGCCATTTTCTTTACCCATGCTTTTATGAGAATATTTAGCCATGATTTTATCCTTGATAGTTAGCACGAGCCATGTTACGGCCTTCAGCTTTCATTGACTCACCAGATACACCACCGACTTTGCCACCCTTAGCCATTTTTTTGCCGCCGGGGTGCATGCGTCTTTCATGACCTTTGACTTCTTTTTTCGCAACTTGATCTGCGATTTTTGTGACTTCTTTGCGATCCATGTTAATCTCCTAAGATGAAGTGATCGTTACCGTTCCAACTGCCGCTATAGCCACCAAATTGTTTGGTGTTAGCTTGATATCAAAATTACTTGCCCCGCCAACAGGGTTCCATCCCCATTGTGTATCCCTTGAACCGCCCGATGGTGAACCTTGACCTTGAACCGTATAATCATTTGGATTGGCTGTGTCAATGTGTAACCCAGTCGTTCCTGCTGTTTCATACGTAATGTCTGGTCTTGGTTGCCTAACCGCTTGCGGATCATCAACTGGATACATACCCAATTGAAGCTGCGGATGGTCAGGATCCCAACATTCATCACAAACTTTCAATTGGTATAGTTTAGTCTTAATAACCTCATATTTCAACTGTTTTAATTTGTACCTTTGACCACATCGATCACACTCAGCAATCGAATATTTGCCGGATGCAAAACGATTACCCATTACACTCCACCCCCTCCAATGAACATCTGACGGGGTACGAATCTAACTGCGGCTTTTTCTCTATCCTCACCGGCTGCGATGGTCATTTGCTCTTCATATTGAGCTTTGAGCATATCAATCCTAGCTTGCAATTCTGGGGTTTTGGTTGCAATGTAAAACGCTAAACCAGCCACCAATGCAGGTAGGAACCTAAATGTCATGTCTGACGTTTCTACGCCGAACCCAGCATCTTGGATGCGCCTCATTCTCCAGTAGGCAAAGGTGTAAGTTGTAGAACCATCAGGGGTAGGCCAAACTGTCACGGCTGGCAAACGTTGCAAGTAAACCTTAGTCGTAGATGCATGCGAAGCCGCAGTGGTATTGTTTTGTGCTCTAAAACAATTGTTAAGGGTATTCCCTGATATATAGTTGTAATAGATGGTCTCTGAATCTAACTGGATATATCCATTTGCAGGCAAATTAACAGTTGAACTCAATGTCAAAGTCGTATCTGTAGTACCTATTGCGCTTGCAAGGGTAATCTGCGTGTTTGAGTTGTCATAGACAGGAGACAATTCGCCTGACCCACGCTGTACCCATACTTGAATGGGCCTAGCCTGAGTCAATTTATTTGGAATGGTTGCGTATGTGCTGATGCTGATCCTTGTAATGGTCAAGTCAGCTTGGTTATTCTGTTGGTTTGCGCTTGTGCGGATGACTTGATCCAGCAAGTCAATTGTGTCGGTAGGTAAAGGATATGTGTTTAAACCTTGAGTCAGGGTAATTGTCCCCTGATCAAACGTCCACATATCCAACCCACGATTCTGCCATTCGATGGTCAGAAGGTTCATTGACCTACGTGCTGTACGTAAGTCATACCCTGTCCTTAACTCACGACCGGCACGTTCCCATGCTTCCTCAGCTATTTCTGTGAAGTCAAGGTCGAATGAAGTTTTGCCGGAAGTGGTCATTTTGTATCACTAGTTACTGCTGGCGTATCCACCACAGAAGTAGCAGGAGCAACATCAACAACAGGAGCGGGTTTAGCAGGAGTTGCATCTGTTACCGTTACAGTAGGAGTGGCTTCAACAGGAGCAGCAACTACAGCGTGGGTAGGTGCTTCAACGGTTGCATCAGCAGGTACTGGAGTGGTTTCTACAACATGCTTTTCCAAGTGGCTAATCATCTCAGTGATAAGGTCAGGAACATGACCGTTATCTCTTTTGTGATGCATGGCTCTAATTTTCAACTCTTCAAGTAAAAATTCAGCTTCTTCTTCCAAGCGTTTAAGTAAACTCATTTTGACATCCTCATGTTATCAATTAGATTTGGGTAGGGTCTACCCGCCTTTTTAGCTGCGGCTTTAGCTGCGGCTTTCTTGCTAGGGCTTAATTTCTTATGCTTTTTGGCAGGATTTGGGGTATCCCAAACTTCCCCGCCTTCTGCATAAAGAGATACATCATCAGGGCTATCCTTACGATGTATCGTCTTTTTACCCGGCATTTTTGACGGGTTGATGTCACCCATTCCTCTGCTTGGCATCATATCATTCTGCCTTTTGTATAACCTTTTTTAGCTATACCATCGCCACGAGAAGAAACACTGCCACCTTTAGCAAATTTTTTAACTTTGCCGCCTTTAGCCATTTCTTTCCCAGTTCTTGGGTTTCTCTTGGCTGGAGCTTCAGGAGCTAAACCATGTTCTTTTCTGTATTTAGCTCTTACTTCTGGAGGATAAAGGGTGTACTGAGTTGATTTTGTAAAATCATCATCAGCAGGCAATTCTTTAGATTCTGTTGTTGTTGGAGTGGCAGATCCTCTCCTGCCACGTGATGCGCCAGCTTCTGCATCAGCAGGATTTACAGTTGGCGTAACTTTAGTAGAAGTGGTTCCAGCCATCTCAGTTGTATATGGCTTACCATTCCAAGTAAAAGTTTTATCACCGGCCAATCTAGCAGCAGCAAAAGCTTGTTTAAACGATGGATTCTTTTGAGTCATGACGCTAGGAGCTACAGGAGTTCCGGTAGCGTTTTGATCTTGCCCCATCAATCGGGTTGTTTCAGCTTGCGATTGGTTTTGATCTGCATTCATTGCTTGTGCCGCAGGTTGTGCGGCAGAAGTATTCATACCTTGACCTCTTTCCATATCCTCACTGTCTTGATTTGCGCCAATAACTTGGCTCATATCAGTACGATTGGGTGTGGCTTGATCAGGTTGCTGTTTGTTCCTAGTCATATAAGATGCTAGGCCCAACAATGCTGGAATTGCTAGATTAGCCATGATAGCTCCTTACTTGGCGTAACCACCACCACACATTGCTTTAACATGGTCATGATGAAGTTTATGACCAGCAGAATGTGCTTTGTAGTGTTCTGAATGATGCTTATGGCCACCAGCAGAGTGCTCCATAACAGCTTCATTCATCATCTCATGCTTGGTGTCATGAGGGGCTTTTCCGTGAGGAATAATTGGCATGTGATCGTTTTTCATAATAACTCCTTATCTACTTCTTGCAGAACCGCCACGCTTCATACCTGTTGTGCTACCTGACATTTTTGGCATCATTGCACGGGTATGGCCTTTTTCTTGAATAGCATGTTCACCATGAGCACGGTTACCTTTTTTCAAGTCACCGCCTTTTTGCATTTTTGAAGGCTCCATACGAGCTTCCTTAATGCTTCCACCTTTGGCATAGGCTTTTCCGCCTTTTTTCATGCCTTTGGCTTCTTCACGCTCTTCTTTAGCAATTTTCTCAAGCTGTTTAGCTTGACGCATTTCCATTCCTTTTGACTCTTTCATAGATCCACCCTGTTTAAACGTTTTGCCTTTATCGGCTTTACTAAAATCCTGCCCCACGCTCTGTGGAACTCCTGCTTTCTTGGCGAACGTTGGGTTATGTGCCACCGCCTCCATGAAATTATGTTGTTTTGCACTAGTTGATGGCATGTTTAATCTCCATTAGCCTGTCAATCTTTCCTTCCAACCTGTCCAAACGATCCAGAACTCTGTTTATATCTGCATGGACTTCTACTTTTGTCACATATTCTTTGGCAATCTCTTCCCGAGTCTTGTTTAAAAGAATAGTTACCCGTTGCAATTCTGCGGATTTCTCTCTCAATACCCAACCTAAAACTCCGACAAGAAAGGAGAGACCCGCATTCCATATCATCATGTCCATTTAGCAGTTCCAAGCTCTTAAAGACTTATTAATCCGACTATTCGGATCTTTTGCTGTCTTTTCTGATGTTAGTTTCTTCTTCATGCCCGTCATTCTGGCGCAGAAAGAATCCTTCCTTGATCCGCCCTCGGGTTGGGGAGGTTTTAAACTCATCCCCTCCTTCTTTGCGGATGCCCGGCCTTTGGCGTTTAAACCGCCGTTCGGATTCTTCCCTTCTTTGCGCTGCCATGCTGGAGATTTAGCCATATTAAGCCATCGCTTCCTGACAAACTACGTTGATCTGAAGATTTACACCACTGCTATTTGAACAAGTAACCGCAACCGTCAAAATGTCAGCTACGTTACCTCTTACGTTTGTAAGAACAGGGAAGAAGTTGGTCAAATCAAGCTGTTGCAAACCATTAGGAGGGGTTGAGAATGCATACACAACCTCACCGCCAGACAATGATGTAGCAGTCAAATCTTGTTCAGCAAACGAGTTATATGAACCCAATGTGTTCAAAGGTACAAAGTTTGCCTGAGACAAAGATAGCTGATTAGTGGGAGTGCTAGAGATCAACTCAACCAAACAAGTTTGTGAAGAGTTCAATAGCAAAGTTTGTGGCAGTAACTGACCACGATCAATCAATCCAATTTGGTAGTTGTTACCTGATGCAGGAGCATTTGCCATTGGCAAGCCAGTAACAATATCTTGGAATGTAATAGTGCTTACGGTGTTTGACGTAATCCTTGCGGTATAAGGAGAAACAATCGTAGCACCAGAACTATAGTTACCGGGGTTTACATTACCCCAGTTAACTGAAATTGCTGTTGTAGAAGCAACTCCAGCACTATAAACAGTATTAACGGAGAAAATACCATTCATACCAGCAGGTGTGGCTCCGCTAATATAGATCACATCACCTTGCTTTAAGTTATGAGCAGAGCTAAACGTGATTGTAGATGTGTAGTTTGTCAAGCCAGCAATAGTAGAACTAGCAGGATTACTGATAGTGCTGACTGAAGGCATGCTTGCTTGGTAGTAAACAAACTTGCCAACAAACTGATTCACACCCCAGTAGGTTGCTGTTGGATTGGTAGTAGCCGTTACACCATTCTGGAGAATGATTGGCAATACCATTGTAGTTGTGCTTGGGATATTTTGGATCAGCCAAGTTTGGGCGGCATATGTTGTCGTGGCAGTTAAAGTTCCAGACAAAGTACCTTGCGCTGAACTCATTTGATAAGTACCAGCTACACCGGGTGTTCCAAATGAAATGCTTGTTCCACTTGTAATTGCAGCAGTCGTAAATGCAGACATCACAATGGTTGTTCCATTGATCTGTTGAACATAAGCGCCAGCAGGAATTCCAGTAGCAGAAACAATTTGACCAATTACAACGCTAGATGCTGAAGTGATTGGAATAATGTTTGCACCTGCGGCTACGTTAGCTGCCGTAGTTGTTGTAGCTGCGGTTGCTGTTGAAGTCAACTGCTGAACAATTGTACTACCTGCAACTGTACCAGTACCAGATAAAACTGCTCCAGCTTGGAATACCCCAGAAGCTGCGGCAGTAATAGTCAATGTAGTGCCAGCAGCACTATAGTTACCAGTAGTAGATGTGCCAACTTCAGTAAAAGAGCTAAGCGTAATGTACTGAGCAGGATTGTTAGCTTGTGCAGTATTAGTCACGGCATAACCATGAGCTGATGCAAAAGTTAATAATGCTTGTCCATTGTTTGCTTGACCAACAACAGAGTTAATAGCTGGTGTAGCACCGCTAGATCCAATAGTCAAAGTGCTATTTGTACCACTAGAAATGGCTGCATTTGTTTGATCAAACTGATCTGTACCTACAGCTCTCATACGGAAAGACATTGCAGGATAGCGAGTAATAGCAGTAGATGGCGATCTAGTCTGCGTTTTAGCATCATTACCATATGAATAGGTAAATCCACGCTGTCTATCAATTGAACCTTCAATCAATACTGAAACACCGTAGTGAGTCATTACTGAAGGAGCACCCGTTCCATTGTCTCTTTGCTCGTAACGTACTGGCAAGTTACCTGTACGGCTCCACGGAGTTGTTTGAGGAGAATTAGCACCGGCTGTTTTATTAAGCAAGCCATTACCTGTTCCAACTTGATGAAGAACCCACGGCTCGCCATCAATCACAACACCCCAACGGCATGCACCTGCGCCATACCATGCATACTCCATCCATATCATTTGAACCAAATTCCAGTTCAAAGCATCACGGATTTTTTGGTTTCCATTCCATTGATCAGCAGGAAATACTGTATCTACAGGTAAACCACCTGAGTCTGAACGTATAACAACGCTCATACCATATGGATTTACAGTGCCTCCACCAGTACCAGACTGCATAAAGAATATGCCGTTTGAATCATCAAAGATGCCAACACGTTGGAATTGACCGCTTACTGAAGCACCAAAGTTAACATTGGATGCCATGTAAAAGGTTTTACCGGGCTGGTAACGATGATAAGGGCGAGATTGACGAATGGTGATATCGCCGGGAGATGCAGCACCTCCGATGGTCATGGTTACGCCACCAAGACCGGGGTTTTGCACAATTGATGCTTGACCTGATGCATTGTTAATGACGTTTTCCCAACGCAAAGGTTGTACGCCATACTCAAAGTCAGCATCATAAATATTTTGTGATTGACTAACTTTTAGCTTACCAACAACATCACGCAGACGCTGAGGCGCTAAAAACTGAGCAGATCCATCAATACCAACCAAAGGTGTTGTTGGAGATTGAGGGCCTAGGCCGCCAGTTTGCTGACCACCGCTAAAAAAATTAATTAGACCAAGACTTAACGACATAATAACTCCAAAAAAATGTTTAAAGAAAGGGGCCGTAGCCCCTATTCATTAATCGAAGTTGCCGTATGGGTAAGTTGTAGAGTTACCAATATTGGGATCAGCTTGTGTGTAACGGATGATAATGTTGTATTTACCAGCAGTAAATGGAACAGCACCGTTAGCGCCAGAAACGTTAGTAGCCAATGTCACAACAATTTGTGATACCAAAGAACCATTGGTGTCAGTATTTGAACCTGTAGGATTAGTGATATCACCTGTTGTTCCTGCCAAAAGATTGCTCAATTGAGTTACTGAATACTCGGATGTCAAGCTTTGACGGCCAGCAGTAAAGGTTGTACTAGAAGATCCTAATGCAGCATATTTAGCTGTACCACCAGAAGCAGTGAAGCCATTGCTTACCAATACTTCCATGCCAGTAACTGTACCGGTTGTCAAGGTTTGAACTGCGGGGATATCAACAATGATGTCACGGATGATTGACCCATAAGGAACATATACAACACCACCACGATAAATGATTGTAGCTGTATCAGCAGTAATTGTCGCTGCGGTGGGTGGATACACAGAAGATGATGATGTGTAAACAGTCGCAGGAGCATTAGGAATGCCGTTGGATGTAACAAATTGCTGATTACCACCGGAGTATCCAGCAGTGTAAGCAGTTGTATTTGTCAAATCAAAATAAAGAGATTGAACGCTCTCTACATAACCTACGTTACGCAGTGCGCCAAAACGATTGTTACCCTGAAGAATTGGGCCTTCAAATGTACTACGAGCCATGATAAATCCTTATGCAAAAGATACCTTGCCGATTGTTGCATCATCTGCTGGGGCAGTGGTGGCAAGGTTTAAACACCCAGTTATACGTTTATACCATTTAATTTAAACGTGGTCAATAAAAAAAGGGGGTTTTTAGCCCCCTTTTTTCATCAGAATGAACCTGAAGAACCCCACATACCGAGGGGATCAGACCATCCAAATGAATAACGCTCTCTAGCCTTGTAGCGAACGTTACCTGTATCGAAATCACCGTCCATGCTATTTTGCAAGGGGGTGCGCTCGAAATGCTTCATACCATTAGGTACGTCTGTTGTCAAGAACCAAGCATTAACGTCTGTCAAGAAGTGATTAATGGTGTAACCCTCGGGGATTGAACCATTATTCTCGATAGCGTTGATGTCGTTGTTGTTTGTACCAACACGCAGTTTTGTTTCGAGCAAACGAGTTGCAACGAACTGGAGTGATGGAGGAACAATCAACTTCTTGGGTTTAGCAGCGATCAAAAGACCACGCTCATCTGTCCAAGCGGCGATTTGAATAACTGCGCTCTCAAGAGAGGTTTCATTCAAGTCAGCTTGTGTAGTGGGCGTATTGGCATTTGTACCGCCGTTAACCAAAGAATGGTTAGTGGCAAACAAAGGAGAGCCATCACCACCAAGATAGGCAGAGTTGAAGCCGTTGTTCAATACGGCAGCAGCTTTAACCTGTTTGGTGTAAGCCATCGCACGAGCCAAGCCCTTTGTATAACGAGCAGCAAGGCTGTCATACAAGTTATCTTCAATCGCTTCTTCAGTGATTGAAAAACCAAGAGCAATGGTTTCGTGGTTATAACGAGTTGTCCATGCCTCTTGAGCATTGTCATAAGCGATGGCTTGGCCTTCGTTTTTGACTGGTGCTGCAGAGAATCCTGACAATTTGGTCTCTTCTTCAAAAGAACGCTCAGAAGTCTCTGTTTCGTAGATTTCTTTGTGTTCTTCGCCGTAGCGAGCGTACTCTAAACCGAACAATGCATTCAATCCGGGGAGCAACTCTTTCAATAGTTGTGCACGTGAAATAGCCATTTTTTAGCTCCTTAATTAAACGCCTGTAGCATTGAAGTAGCTGTGGAAACCAAAGTTCCAAGTTACCAATACTTCGGGATAGCCTGTGAATGTAAACGCAGCGGCAGAAGACTGAGCAGTAGTTACTGCACGGTTAATTGTCACTGTTGTACCGTTTACGGTGGTTACATAGGTGTTCGAGCCGGGGTTGATACCGGGGCCAGAAATAACCATTCCGGGGTAAATTGCTGAATTAGAAGACGACAGAGTAACTGTAGTCGAACTAGTTGTAGCATTTTGCGCCACGCTAACTGCTGTATCAGGTACTATACCAACGATACGGAAGGGAGCGCCGCCTGTAGCGGGAGTGATTGCGGATGTGGTTGTAGCTGAAGCTGACAGAGCAATACCACCAGCAGAATCGCCAGTAGTGGTTGAACCACCTGCACCAGAATAGAACCCGTTAGCACCAATGAAAGCATTGTTAGCGTAAAGGATCGTTGTGCTTTGTGCAGAGCCACCGTTAACAACGGCTGCTTTAAACACTGCTTGAGGATCATCTACGACATAACCGATTGCATCGGGAGCGGATGTGCTGGCTTGCCAGAATTGATAACGGTTTTTGCCGTAAATTGGGCCGCCAGTTGTTGAGTACTCACAACCAACAAATACACCAATAGTGCCGTTAGAGGCTGATGTGCTGCTGTATGTAAGACCGGTTGTGACCAAAGCACCGATGTTATTACCGGTTCCCAAGTCAACAACGTCACCGTTGAAGAGAGATGTGCTGTAACCATTCACGATAGGGAACATTCTGGTAGAACCAGAATAAACACGACCACCGATCAAGTTAACAGGCTTTAGGCCGTAAGGGGCCGAAACTGTTGGATAAGCCATTTAAGGACTCCTGTTTAAATTGAACCAGAACCGAAAGTGACCTTACTTGATCTCTCTTTGAAGAGAGGCATGCGAGGATCACTCTGACGCATGAATGTGTTATCTACGGATTCCATCTGCGCTTTGTTTTGCGAGTTGTAATAAGCATCTCGCTGTTTCATAAACTCTTCTGGAATACGACATAACAACAATCCACCAACTTCAATATTGCCTTTAAACTCATCGCTCTTTGAAGCATGTACCATTAGTTCAGGATATTCAACCGCCTTGACGGGTTCCCATCCTTCTCTAAACTTGGAAGAAATATTGGCTGGATCTGATTGACCAACCATGCTGATACGAATGTACCTGTGTACGTAACCGGGTCTTGGATCCGGCATTGGTAGTATTTCTGGCGGCCTCCACGATTGAGGACGTTGAAATGATTCCCGTGTTTCCACGGCACGGCTTGTACGATTTTGTTCAGACATTGTTATTTCTCCTGAGTTGGGCTACTTCACGAGCATAGCGTTCCAAAGGAATGCCAAGCTTTTTAGCGATGTTTACTTCTGACGCAGAAAGGGTGACCTTTTTAGGTGCTACGCTTCTTGTGGCAGAGGCAACAACATTTGATTTACTGCGCTGCTTCGTATCAGCGGTCTCGCCAGAATCAAACTTATCTGGGAAGACTTGACGAATTCGGGTATCTAGTCGTTGATAGTATTCGTCACTTTGGGGATCAACCCCAGAATTAACCAGTTTTGTATGCACCGCTAGGGCCAAACTGGTCATTTCTTCGTCCTGTCCAAACCAATTATTGGCACGTTGCCATTTTGTTGCTTTTGGATCAGGTTCAGGAGCAGCCTGCGGGTAACTAGGTTGTACTACTTTTTGAGCAGGTTGTAAAGGGGCAGGCTTAAAATTGTTAACTTTTTCAGCCTTCATGGCTGCCAAAGTCATTTCTTTTTGAGCTTTTACCAACGCATCAGCATCTCCGGACTCATAAGCGATCTTATAAGCACGTTCAGCTTCTTCGATTTCCTTATTAACAACCTTCTTGGCTTGGTCAATCAACGCAGATTGACTAACATTCACTGTCCCTTTGAGTTTTTCATTCTCTTCGTAGACAGCTTTAGCTATTGCCAACGCATGCTCTCTCTCACGTAGTGCAGCCTCTTTAGCCCTGCGTTCTTCGTGATAACCCTTAGCAAACTCACGGATTTTTTGACTCTGTTGCTTTTTTGAATAAGTTTCCAGCTCTTCATCCGAGGGTTCTTGGGGTGGGGATTTCATTGGCTCTCGGCCTCTGTCCTCCTCCGGTGTATCGTCAATGACCTCTATTTCTGGAGCATCATCTTCGTCTGGAGTGACAACTTTACTTCCTAAGCGGGTAGGTTTCTCATCCGCTTCATCGGGGAAGCTAAATTCAACTTGTTCTGTCATACTGCCTCCTTAAGCCGCACGGCTAATGCCACGAGGATCTTGAACCACAGCTTCAACAGAATCATCGTTGATGAGTCTGAATTCTTTGCCGTGAATCTTGAGTCGTGTACCTGTATTGGGACGGACGATAACGAAATCGCCAACCTTACAGGAAGGGCCAGATGGGAATCTGGTTGTATCTTTGTACGCATCAGGGCCTAACTTGACCACAAAAAGGACTGGCGAAAGTACTTCTTCGTAGTGCATGGTTGTGCCTGATTTGACAATTCCACTCTCATACTCTTCATCAATCTCGGGTAAGACTGTGAGAATCTGAAAGCGAACAGGATCAGGCAATTGCTTGGCTTTTTCCTCTGCGCTATCGGGTAAGGTTGTCGTTGACACCCCATCGCTGATTAATAGATCACTCATCGTTCATTTGCTCCACTTTTCGTAAAAGGTCATTGATAATACTTTGTGCGTACACGAGACCTTTAATTTGTCCGCACATGTTCTGGTAAGCGGCAAAGTCCGTTGCTCCGCCGTCACCTAGACTCAATTGCAAGGATTTCTCCTTGTTCTTGTATTCATTAAGCAAATGTTTAAGGAGTTTTTCTTCCATTAACGGTTCCTTTTAAACAAATCTACTTGCACTTTTTGGTTAGCTTGACGCTGCTGTTCTTGTAAACGCATCTGCTCAATCTGTGTTTGGCTCTGAATTCTTTGAGCTTCCAGTTGACTTTGCAGTCTTGTTTTCTCAGCTTCAAGCTGTAAACGCTGTTGTTCAAACTGCGCCTTGATGTGATCAAGCTGCAACTTGGCCTGAGCGTTCTGGATATCCGCCTGAGTCTTCTGAGCTTTGGTCTGAAGTTCTGCGTTCTTGATCTGCAACTCTTGTTGTTGCATTTGAACCAACGGATCCTGAGCCTGCTGTTGCATTTGGGCTTGTTGTGCCTGAGCTTGGTTTTTCTGCAAAAGCTGGGTAGAAGCTTGAGCCACCAACCTAGACAATTGAACTTCCACCTCGGGTGGCATTTCACTATCAGGAGCAGGCATGGGTACACCCATTTGTTGTTCAATCTTGGCCCTGTACTGGAAGCCCAAGTGCTCTGCAATGTGAGCCTGAACCGCAGCCATGATCTGATTGGCCATTGGGTTTTGACCAATCTGTTGAGTGATCATTGGATCCTGCATGAAGCTGGTATGCGCTGCAATATGGGCATCATGATCTTGATAGATGTAGGCTTTTGTAGGCTCACCCTTCAAGAATCCCATGTTCTCGCTGATTGGATCTTTTGGTTTCTCATCGCTCTCGACAGGAACCAACTCATCGCCATTCTTAATACCCAAGACTTCAATCATCTGTCTGTGGAGATTAGGCAGGTTATAGATCTGTGGAGCTTGGGCGGCCAACTGCATGACAGCTTGATACTGCATGATTCTCTGAGCCATCGTGCTGGAGTTGGGATCTGATACGGGGATAACATCCACCATCTCATAGTCTTGGCGGGATGCAAACTCACCGTTCTTGCCCTCTTCAAAGTCCATCTCATCGGGCGCATAGTCCTTGATGATTTCTTTTAAGAGTTTAAACTCCTGTTTCATTGAGTAATGAACACGAGCCTGAACCGCAGACATGGTCTTTAGGGTTCTCTCCAACAGCGCTAGGGTTGTACCTACAGGAGCATTGGCAGACATGTCAGAAATCTGTAAGTCACCAATAGATCCTAGTCTGCGTCCTTCGTCTGTGATTTGATTCAACAGGGTTAGGAGAGTCTGGCTTGGCTCCTTATAGGGGAGCATCATGATGTTATCTTTGATGGCTCCACTTGGGATGTCTACGTCCCTGAACTCTCCGGGGTTGATTGGGGTATCGTCCCCTTTGATTCTGGCTCCTCTTGTTTTAAGACCGCCGGGCAGATTAGACAATGTTCCGGAATCGACCAATTGGCGAATGATCGATGTCCCAGCCCGTGCGTAACCACCAATAATGTGAATAAGCCCCATGCCGTAGAAACCAAAACCGGGAATATAACAATAGTCCACGAAATGAACCCGTTTTTGTTTTCGCTCATCTTCTTCTCTCCAATTCCTGCGAATGGCTAAAACCTTATTGGTTCCTCTATCGATGGTGATGACATAAGGAACACCAATCCCTGTCTCTTCACCATTCTCATCCAAATCTTCTAATCCTTCGATATCCCAATCTGTACAGATTTCTAAGAACTGATAGCGGTCATCATCGATGGCTTTATAGCCTTGCTGTGTGGCTTTTTTCTTTTCCACATCAGACATGACGTTCTGTGGTTCTCCAAGATCGACATCTCTATAAAATCCTGCGGCTTGCAGTTTCTTGAGTTCATTCTTGGTCTTACGCATCACGTGAGTGACACGTTCGGCAGTCATGAGAGACGATGCGCCGTAAGGCACAATGACATCTTCTGCGGTTACATAGATAGATGTCCCACGACCCAAGACTGGATCGTCATAGACCTTTTTAAAGGATGAGCCGGCCAGACCCAATCCAAACAACATGCGTTCATGTTCAGGACGGTATTCGGGCATTTTTTCGACAATCCTGAAGTTCATGTCGGCCTCAACCCGGGAAGCGGCTTCTTTCTCTTCTTTTGTAGGTTCTCCGTAGATCTCGCTCTTTACAGGGCCAGCAGCAGGGAAAGACTCCATGATGGATTCAGCTTGGAACCTGATGGCGGCTTCTGTCAGAACTGTGGAAAATACTCCACAAGCACCGTTCCACGGTTCTGTTCTTTCTTCATACTTAAGACCTAAGACTTCCAAGCCTTTGACGTACGTCTCAATCCAATCTGCCCTTGAGTTCATGTCGGCTTCTACCAATGCCACAAGTTCAGACCCAATGGACTGCAGGACTCTCTCATCCAAAACTTCGGCAAGGTTTTCCCCAAAATCACCAAAATCTTGGCCGGGAGTTAGCTCTATTTCCATGCCGCCAGCTTCAATGTGGACTGCGTCAGGATTTTCAATTTCTATTTCTAAATCCGGGCCTTCATCGTTTAAACCTTGAGGCGCTGCGTATAAACTTTTATCAATACTCATCAGTAATACTCCATTTTTTGTCTGTAGAAGGGTTCATCTTCTTCATCTGAATCGATGCTTATGAACCCGCCCTGTCTAAAACGCAGCAAAGCCTGTGAACTTGAGTCTACTAAGTCATCATGATCGCCATTAGGGAAAGAGGCCATTTCTTCCATGACCTCATCTGCCCATCTTGTGTCAGGACACCAAACGACTCCGGAGGCAAACAGATCGGAGATTGCGTTTACACGTGCTATCTTATCGCTTCCTTTGCTCGGTGTATACTCCGACAGAGGAATTCCCATTCTTCTCATCTCATAGATCAAAGGCGCACCTGCGGCTTTCTTTTCCACGATCAGCGTATCTGGATTCCACATCTTCCACAGCTCTAACGCCTTCTGTTTCAGTTCTGGAAACTCCATCCGCTTCTTTACTGCGTCCAACAGGATGATATTTGGCTTTGCATTGCCTTTATCATCGGGATGGTAGAACACACCCCACGTTGTACAGGCTGAGAAGTCAGACCGATTGGATTTTTCAAAGGCTGTATCCCAGCTTTGGATGAGATATTCACAAGAAGGCGGGTTATCGGACTCCCAAATCTTCCACATATCCCTTTTAATGATCGCACCTTCTTCAGATGTAGGGTTTTGTTGGTATTGGGCTTCCCATTTAGAGACTGGAAGCTCTGATTTAAGGGCTTCTAGGGCTTCTTTTGACCAAAATCCGGGCCATAATGGGGTTCCGGATGGCAAAATAGCCGGAAAATCAATGATTTCCCACTGATCTACACCATCTTTTCCTGCGTTTTTTAGTATTTGACCGGTTAAATCCCGCTTTGACCACCGAGTCATCACAATAATGATGGCTCCTCCGGGCTGTAAACGCTGCCGAGGGCCTGATGTGTACCACTCATATACCGAATCAAACACCGCAGGGTTACCTTGCTTGGCTTCCTGCTCTGAATGCGGATCATCAATGATCAGTAGGTCAGCACCCTTACCTGTAACAGCGCCGCCAACCCCGATAGCAAAATAATCCCCACCCATATGAGTATTCCAACGTCCAGCCGCTTTGCTATCCGTTGATAGTTTTGTATTAAATACTTTCCCATATACATCCGATTGAACTAAATTCCTAACTTTACGGCCAAAGCCTGTGGCTAATTCTGCGGTGTGAGCAGTCTGAATAATCTTCTTCTCCGGAAACTTACCCAAAAACCACGCAGGCAAAAGAAAAGAAGCAAACTCCGACTTGGTATGTCTAGGCGGCATATTAATGATCAATCTCTTTAAAGACCCATTAGCTACCCTCTCAAACGCATCCGCCATGATCTGATGATGTTTACCCGATATAAATACAGGCCACATCTGGGAAGCAAAGAAAATAAAACTTTCTCTGCATCTCTCTATCCTATCGTTCTCTAACAACGCCCGTATGGCATTCTGCTTATTCTTGTCTACCTTATCAACAAGATCTAAATATCCTTCAATTTCAGTTCTAGTCAATAAACTCATAGCTTACCAATCTGCATCGCAGAACTATCAATCAACCTGATCGATTTAAACTTATAAGGCTTAACCCTAAGATATCCTTCTTCTTCTAACTTATGGACTATCCGGTGTATGTTTGACTTTGACTTCAAACCAACACCCTTAGCAATAACTTCATATGAAGGCGCTTCCCCGTGTAAACGGGTATACGTTTTTATAAAGTCAAAAATAAGCTGCTGCGTTTCAGTCATGTTTCTAGTTTAAACGATAGTGCGAACGTTCGCAAGTGTTATTTTTATTTATATATACCCCCCGGGGTAACACAAAAGTATTTGATGGGGGGGGTGAGAACGTTCTGATGAGGTAGAGCTATGTTTTGTTTGTGTGGATTAGAGCGTAGATGGTAGAAGGGACTCCAATGCCAAAGGAGGTCTCCCCCACTAGGGTGGGTTGCCCCGCCCAGCCCGTTTACACATGCACGTTTAAACCGCCTTAGCCTCTGTGACCGTAGAGGCATCACGCTTGTTGAGTGGTCGCACGTTGTTAAGCAATTTGAGGTGAGCCGACAGTTCACGCTTAAGTTGGTCTGGAGTCTGCGTCTTGTCTTTGCTACTGTCGGTCTCTTTGAACATGCCGATCGAGCGAGCCAATAGTTCGAGTGCTTTTAATCGACTGCCCTCTTGTCGAGCTTCTTTGCTTAGTGCCAAAAACTCTTTGAGCACAAACCGTCTCATGCCCTCGACACTCTCACTCAAGTGCTCGATGTTCTCATCGTTGCCCTCATTCACCAATTTGGCGATGCGTGGATCCTTTGAAAGCTTTGATGCGTTGGCTACGGTGCAGGCATCGTTTGCTTTGCTATTAGGATACGCTACCCTGTAGGATCCTTTGAGTGTGTTACCTTTGATTAGTTCATTGGCGAATGTGATCTGGCTTTGAGTGAGTTCTCTCTTAGTGAACTTTCTTGTCTTACCCTCTTGGACAACTGCGGTCTGTTCGCTTTCAGCGAGTCCCCCCGTCTCCAATACTTGATCGTTTTGCTCAAGCTTTGCCAACCTGTCCAAGTACTCATCGTTTGAATGCATGCTCATACTAATAACCCCTATGTTTAAACAGTCAATCCCGCTGATCAACTCCAATTAGATGTTAACACGTTATCCACACCCTGTGAATATCTTTAAAGTTATCCACAGCTTGTTATC